GATATGATTTACACTCTATCGACCAATCGCTGAACTCCTCTGGGACAATAATGTCTCCATCCATTATTCGTATTTGATTATCATCCATAGTATCGGCTCTAGTTATATTACCCTTCCCAATATATGCACCTGATGATGGGACTCGCATAAAATGCAACCCAGTGAGTTCTGATAAGTATTTACAACATTCACGTTCAAATGAGTTGCCTTTAGTTTTCGATGGTGATGTCATTATAAAAAATCTCCCTATTTAAAATTTTGGATATCTCGTTATATTTAGTATAAGGTATCCTTAAAAGGCTTATACTGTTATCTCGACAATAACGAGCCTTTTCTCTATCATTATTTACCGTTCTTTCATAAAAACTCAACCCCCCGAAATGCTCAACAGGTTTAAAATGTTGAATTCCATCATATTCTATAGCCATGTTAAGTTTGGGAATATAGAAATCAAACCTTAGATGATTGATCCCTACACAGCCATCAAATTTCTTCTCAGATTCATAATTAATATCATTACTTTCCAAAAAACGTTTAATCATAATCTCCCCTTTGGATGAATTACACGTTGGACAACCATCACCTGAATTCATATGGCAATTCAAGCTTTGTTTAAATTTTCCATGGATTGGGCATATTATGTCAACCTTGTCTATGATTTTATTATACACAACCAATGAATAATCATACTTGTTATTATGGACAACCCTACATCGCTCAATTGCATCGCTTAGTGGAATGCGAAACGAATTGATTGTTTTAATACGTGCACAAATTGGACACCCCTTGCCGCTCAAGTGGTCATTTGGTCGCTGATTAAACTCTCCATGCTCTTTACATTTGATGATAACCTTAACTATAGATTTTGTATATTTAGATGAGCTATATTCGTACCGAGATCCATGCTTTAGTATACTTCTTCTAATGAATTCTTCCGTATCCATACCCTTACCTGCACATTTTGGGCACCCTTGACCACTATTCTTATGCTTATCTGGTGATTGGTTAAACTCTCCATGGATTGGGCAGATGATAATACTCTTAGTGTCTGAATTTTTATATACAAATTTAGAATAGTCATAAACACCCGAATGTTTGGCATCGGATTCCACTATAAACTTATCTAACTTATCATTCATATAACTACTTACCGAGGCTCCACCAGAAAATGCAACGAAATTTGTATATTCAATTACATATTTGGGAATGTTCTTCGTGATACTGGGATCACTACGTTGTCTGGCTGAACATAATCGCCGTCTTTGGCCTTTTTCTTCTTCTTTTTCTTCTTCACGGTCTTCTGGCCTATTACTTTCGGCACTCTTGCATCACCCGGAGCATACCAATCGCTATCATAGCCACCAGCAGAGCCTTCTGATCCACCCAAAGCATCGGCTGAAAGAAATTCCATTATCCGTTTGTATTCTGCATCAAATTTAGTCATCCTTTTCTCCTCTAATTCGTCAAATATCTCCCAATCTAGTATTTTAGACTGTCTTACAGAAATCTCAGGCTCTGTATCATCCAGATGCCCACTTAACACATCACTGGCGTTGAATTCGACCTTTATCAACACATTATGATCATGAACAGCGTAGTAATCCTTTGCGTATTGAGCACTATCAGTTAGAAAGTGCCCTTTACCATATTTCATGACCCCAAACTTCTCTAATTCCACACTATGCCTCGAATCTGCACCAGATATGGCCTTTCCCGACTCTGGATCGTATCGCATACACCTGTATCCGATAAATTGACCTTCACCGCTTCCACTTTCAAACATTTCCTTCAAAACTATCATTTTATAACCTACGGGGTACCCCCTTCTTTTCAAAATGCTATTTTTGGCCTTTTGGCCTAAATTTTCATCCTAATATATTTAATAATACTAGATATTTAATTATCTTTTAATTATTTTATAATTTTACTGTATTTAATTTAATAAAAGTATAAATTTAATTAAAACTTTTTTTTGCTTCATTTTTATTTTACTTATTTAAGTTATCTATTATATTAAATATTCTATATAACTTTAATTAGCCTTTAAGTCGATTATACATAAATATTAACAGGTCGAAAACGAAAAGTCAAGCCCTTTCTGATACTTTTTTCAACCAAATTTCACTCCTCCGTATAAATATTTACGATATTGAGGCTTTTTATTCTTAAAATAACTTGCAATTTCGAACATAATTTGATACTATAGTAACAAATGGCATGTTGTTAGTCAATATGACCAAGGAGAAAATATTATGGAGAATTTAACAAGAGATGAAATGCAGACTCTACATGATGAGTTTGTTTCAGATATAACAGTGAACGAATATAACCTATATGAGGTATCTTTGAAGGTTCATGCTATTAAAGCTAAGTGGATGCGTCAATTATGGACGCATGATCACGAATTAAAGGTTTGTGAAACCAAATTGGGAAAGTTGAGAAAAGATCAATCGATATTGATTCGAAATCACTTAAAGGTCGATGCCAAAGAAAGTGAAATAAAGAAATTAAAACTCCAATTTGATGAAAACATCGAGAAGCTCGAAGGGCGGCTAGAAGAATTAGAATTTATTGTCAAATATTTAAAGATGTATGAAGCATCTGTTAGATTTTTTGGTAATGATGTCGATCATGCCATTCAAGCGACCAAAATGGAACACTAATTGAGAACTGTAGAGTTTGAACTATATAACAAAAATACTGGACTTATCAAATCACCCGATTTACTTGGGGTTATTAGGGATAAACTGTCTGTTGTAGATGAAAGTGCTAGATTTGCTCAAAAGTATAACAAATTTGCACAGTCACGCAAGTATATAATTACCCGATCAGGGCGATTTCCTATTGGTTTGTTCAAAAAGATTAAGTCTACCCTTGATGACTTGGACATCCCAATCGATTACTCGTATTCTGATGATTTTAAAGCCTCCTGTGTACCGACTTATTCATGTTCCGATGCAGAGTTAGGTAAAATCAATCTAAAGCCTCATGAGTATCAAATTAAAGCCTTAAGACGAATGTTAAAAATCGGCAGAGGTGTTGTTTTGGTTGGTACGGGTGGTGGTAAAACACTCATTATGTCTATTCTTAGTAGAACATTGTTCAATCATAAGAAAATTAATAAGGTGCTTATAATAGTCCCAACACTTCAACTTGTAGAACAGACTCATTCCGATTTTCTAGAGTATGGTTTTGATCCTAAAACTATTTCTAAGTGGTCGGGTGAACACGATTTCGATAATACCGACATTATTGTAGCCAATACTGGAATTCTTCAGAGTGATAGTAGTGACTTGACATTTTTAAAGGATATCGATCTTCTCCTAATTGACGAAGTTCACATTCTTAAAAAGACTAATGAGATAAATAAGATTATTAATAAAGTAACAACCCCTCATAGATTTGGATTCACGGGAACTATGCCAGAAGACCTCATTGATCAGTGGAATGTCATCGGTAAAACTGGCCCAATCCTAGTTGATGTAAGTTCAAAGGAACTAAGGGATGGTAATTTCATTTCAGATTGTAAGATTGACATTTTACGTGTGAATTACAACATCGACGAGTTACACGAGCTACATAATGAACTAGCAAAGACTCCAAATAAATATATGGGTGAGCTAGATTTCATGGTTAGTAATGAATATAGAAATAGTCTTATAGCCAAGTGTACAATTCTAAATAAAGGGAATACACTTATCATGGTAGATCGAATCCTACACGGAGAATTATTGCTGGCTAAATTATCAGGAACGAACTCTAAGGTATATTTCATTCAGGGTAATGTTGCTGTTGATGATCGAGAGGCAATACGAAATCTAATGGAAAAACAGGACAACATCATATGTATTGCCATTTCTAAAATATTTTCAACGGGTATCAATATTAAGAATATCCACAATATCATCTTTGCTACACCGGGTAAGGCCAAAGTGAAGCTGATACAGAGTATTGGTCGAGGATTACGCCTCCATGCATCCAAGGTCATGCTCCGAGTAATAGATTTCGCAGATAACTTACACTACTCTTCCAGACATTATGAGAAGAGGATGAAGCTCTACGATTCGGAGAAGTTAAATTATGAAACAAGAACAGTCAAACAGCCCCAAGAAAGAGGCTAAACCAAAGAAAGAAACGAATTATTATGTAGACCCGATCCAGTTTAAGAATCTGATCCTAGAATACTATGAAACAGATATCTTTACAGAGGAGTTGGGTGATATGGTCAATAAAATTTCAGAGCATGTTGCATATATGCCGAACTTCATAAATTATTGCGTGGATGCGGATACGGAAGCATTAACACACGATGGATGGAAAGGGTATAATGAAATCACAACTAATGATGTAATTTTATCATATGATATCGCTATAGGTGATATGAAGTGGTCAAGTGTTTTAGAGATATTTATTAATGATAATTATGACGATAAAATGCACTCCTTAAACGTCAAAGGATTGGATGCGCTGGTTACTCCTAATCATAAATTTGTAACAGAGGATCGAGGATTACAACCTGTAGAATATATCAAAAGTACAGATCATATTGTATTAATGGGACTTCCACTTTCAGACAGATCAGGAAAATTCCCAAAATTTCCAAGCGATCAAGACCACTTTGTGGAATTGATGGGTTGGGCTATAACCGAAGGTCATTATAAGATGGGAGTTAGAAGCAATTGTGTTGAAATATTTCAAAAGGAAGGTATCAATGCGGATAGGATTAGAGAGTTACTTGAACTCAATGATGCGAAATATAAAGAATACGTTTGGAATAAGGGGGCGGATATTATAGGGTGGCGAATCACGAAGGATATTGCCAATAGAATAGTCAGGTGCTCACCAAAAAGGGTGTTATCGCACTCCTTTATAAATTCACTGTCCAATAATCAGCGTATGATATTAATAAAGGCCATGATCGATGGTGATGGGTGGGTTAGGCCGTATACTGGAAAATGTGACGATGCAACCCCATGGAGTTATACCCAGAAGGATAAGTCGCATATTGATGCGTTCCTTATGTTATGCACACTATCTGGTCTTACTACAACAACGGTTCTACGAGAAAATAAATCTACGTTTAGTAAAACGCCGTATTATGTTGTGAATATATATTCCACCCCGAAGCTAACATGTAAATTCGAAAATGTAGATATGAATGGTGGTAAATCCCAAGCTGGAGGATTATGCGGAAAGGAAAATCACCCTAATATCCCGACAATCCCATATAAAGGCGTAGTGTGGTGCCCAAAAACCGAATACGGTACGTTCATATGTAGGCGTAATGGCCAAATATATGTGACAGGGAATACATACCGAGATGACATGATCAGCGACAGTAATTATAAAATGGTGAAGGCATTGAATCAGAAAAAGTACGATCCGACGAGGGGTAACCCCTTTTCATACTTTACGAAGATATGTTCACGCTCATTTATCAATGTCATCAAGAAGGAAAAGAGATTAGAGGATACTATCGGAAGGTATCAGACGGAAATGTATGACGAATTATCACTGACAGGACTGAATATCGGTGGTAAGGAAAATAGCGTGGATGATCATAATGAGTACTAGACAGTGTTTGATAGCAGATGTACATATTGGGTGCCATGGTGACAGTGAAAACTGGCACGACATAGCATTGAATTGGGCAGGCTGGTTAAAGGAAGAGTTAAACGAAAAAGGTGTACATGATATCATAATATGTGGTGACTTTTTTCATAATAGAAGTGAAGTGGGTGTCAAATCACTGGCAGTTGCCAGTTCCATTATGAACATGTGGAAGGATTTTGACATACAAATGATAACTGGCAACCATGATTTGTTTTATAAAAACAGAAATGATGTTAGTTCGGTCTCTGTATTCGAAGGACGCAAGAATATCAAGGTAATGTCACAGATGACAACCAAAGATATAGCAGGTAAAAGCTTTACATTCGTTCCTTGGGGAGAAGATATAACTCAATGTCCGAAATGTGATGTCATAATTGGTCATTTAGAGATCAATGGGTTCAGAATGATGCCCGGGAAGGTTGCAGAGGGACGGTTAACACCAAGACAGTTGACTTCTAAGAGTAAGTTAACCTTCTCTGGACACTTTCACTTACGAGATGAGCGTGAATATAAGAGTTCCAAGATCATTTATGTGGGTAGTCCATACCAACAGAACTGGGGAGAGCGTTCAAACATCCCCGGATACTATCTTTTGGATGTAGATACCCTAGATTATGAGTTTCACGAGAACACAATCTCTCCAAAACACGTAAAGGTAACATCGGATAAGATATCATCATCGGATATCAGTGGAAATATCGTATCGATTGACCTTGATGTTGGATTAGAGGATGAAGAAATCGAAAAAATCAAGGCAAAAATATATAAGGCAACCCCGATGGAAGCGAAATTTAACGTTGCACGGGAAGAATATGAAAGTGATGGCGAAATACAGTATGATGGTAACGTAAATATCATCGAAGTTATGAATAAATACGTCGATGGATTGAAGGTTGACAAGCATGCTGATGCCGTTAAGGATAAATTGAAAGATTTATTCTCAAAATATTCACGCTAGTCGTTGATTTCGTGTGTTACTTTTGATACTATCTATAACTGGAGTTACAAATGAATAATAAAATAGGAATAGGATACATTACTTGCGATTCAAAGTCGAGAGTTGAAAGAACATTTCCAAATATATCAAATTTACCACCAACAAGTGAGTTAGTGGTGATTAATAGTGGGTGTGTTCACCCCGAGTCGCTTTTTGATGGTGCTGATAAGATTATTCAGACATCTATCAAGCAAACAGTTGCCGTGTCTAAAAATAAAGCACTTCATCATTTAATGGACGCTGATTGTGATCATATTTTTCTTGTAGAAGACGATATGATCATCAAAAATAACAACGTTTGGGAGGCATACATTCGTGGTGCCCAAGAATCTGGGATTTGGCATCTAAATTACGCACTACAAGGTGGATTAAATCGTGCACAAGTCGATAGAGATAAGATTACCAGCGTAAAGGAAATGATTGACCTCGATTCGAAGTCAAGTCCACTTCCAAGAGGAAAGTTGGCGTACGATACAGCCAAAATAGCCTTCTACCCACACGTACTTGGGACGTTCACATACCTATATCGTGGAATCATCAAAAATGTGGGATACTTTGATGAAAGATTCCCAAATGCATTCGAGAATATAGACTATACATACCGAGTAATACAGAAAGGCCTACACCCTCCGTACTATTGGTTCGCCGATTTGGATAATTCAGAAGAATTTCTCGGTAGTTTGGATGATTGTATGACGGAATCTGTACTTAGGAGTGATCCTCAGTATGGAAATAACCTACTTTATGGAAAAGCTTGGTTCAAGGATAAACATAACTTGTCCCCCGAACTGATTCCAGATACAGCCGAAGATGTTGCTATTAAATTAGTTAATAAAATCAAATCAAATCACGCAAGGAAACTAATATGATCGATCTACATGATATAACCATCTCTTATGATGACGTGTGTCTATTACCAGCTTACAGTGATCTCACATCGAGGTCGCAGGTAACTCTTAGAACTGGAATTTACTCAAGCATAATGGTCAACTCTCCAATGATTCACACCTC